CGAGCACAGGCGATGACCGTCTTCAAGCCCGCGTTTGATAACATCAAGCGGTGGGTGCGGCGCTCCAAGGGCGCTGCGCGATCGTTCAAGGTATTCGGTGGATTGAACCAAGAGAAGGTCGAGCTTGATACGTCGGTCTTCGCTCCGCTGCCGGCGAACGCGGAGAACCTGGACGGTCTGAATCCATCGGCCATCCTGTTCGATGAGCTGCATGCGCAGCGCCACCGTGACGTGTGGGACGTGATGGAGACCGCGCTCGGTGCGCGTAAGCAGCCGCTGCTGTCGGCCATCACCACGGCCGGCTTCATCCTCGACGGCATTTGTACCGAGGTCCGGTCGTACCTGATCTCGGTGCTCGAAGGAAAACGGGTCGATGACGACTTCTTTGGCTATATCTACACGCTCGACAAAGACGACGATCCCTTCCTGGAAGCGAACTGGTACAAGGCAAACCCCGGCCTGGGCAAGTCCAAGACGCTCGCATACATGCGCGGCATGGCGCGCAAGGCGGCGGCGCTGCCGGGGGCGCGGGCCAACTTCCTGACCAAGGACTTGAACATCTGGTGCAACAGCGCGGATGGCTGGTTTGACTTGAGCGTGTGGGACAAGGGTAGTAAAAAATTCAACCCGGAAATGCTGAAGGGGCGCAGGTGTTTCGGTGGCCTCGACCTGGCGTCAACGCGCGACCTTACTTCATACAGCCTTGTGTTTCCTCCGACTGAATCTGATCCTAACTGGTATGTGCTTGTTTGGTTCTGGTGCCCGCAAGACAAGGTCGACCATGGCGAGCACGATGATGCGGCGCCATACAAGGCATGGCAAAAGGCTGGCTGGATCCATGCAACGCCTGGCAACGTTACTGACTATGGTCCAGTGCGGCAATGCATCCTGCAATCGATGAAGGATTACGACATCGAAGAGGTTGGTTTTGATAAGTGGAATGCGCTGCAGCTGGTGAATGAGTTGCTTGAGGCGGATGTGCCATTGGTTGAAGTCCCACAAAACACGGGTGGCATGCACCCCGGCAGCAGGCAGCTTGAGGAGTTGGTGTACGGCCTTCTCCTGCAGCACAACGGGAACCCCGTTTTGCGCTGGTGTGCAATGAATGTTGCCTTGTTCTTCGATAGCAACGGTAACTTCCGGCCTGACAAAAAGAAGTCCAATGCGAACGGCCGTATCGACGGGATCGTCGCAACGGTCATGGCGTTAAGCCGAGCAGTAACCCACGAACCCGAAGGAGATCTTGATGAAGCCCTTAACAACCCGGTCAGAACATGACCTTCTTTAATTCCGTTCGCACCTGGTGGAGCGGGCGCGGCGCCATGACCGAGGCCGCTGGTAGCCAAGTCACAGGGCCATCTGCCGCACTGGTGAGTGGAATAGCCAGCGTTTCGGAGGACGCCGCTCTGCAGATCGGAACCGTGTGGGCGTGTATTGAGCGCCGGGCAAACACGCTGGCCAGCTTGCCGTTCTTCGCATACAACAAGGTCAATGGCCGGAAAGAGATGGCCGAGAGCAGTCGGCTTTACCAACTGCTTCACGAGTCTCCGAACTCGCGCATGACGCCGTTCGAGTTTTGGCGGGCCATGGTGATGAACCATGATCTCCGCGGCAACGCATACGCACGTCTGGATCGGGATGATGCCACGGGGGAGGTCATCTCCATGTGGCCGATGCCTGCCTCCCAAGTGGAAGCGAAGGTCCTTCCTGACGCGTCGATGGTCTACGTGTATCGGATCGGGAACGATGTTGCGGTCCTGGCTGACACCAGTGTCCTGGTCATAAAGAACCTGGGAAACGGGACCAAGGGGATGGACAAGCTGCAGTTCATGCAAGCTGCGCTCGATGAGGCATCCAAGGCGCAGTCTGATGCAAGCAAGCTATTCGGGGCCGCAGGCAAACCATCCGGGATCTTGATGGTCGATAAGGTTCTTAAGGCCGACCAACGTGCCGCGGTGCGCCAGAATTTTTTGGAGATGGGCGAGGGCAGCACTGCCCGATTGCATGTGCTGGAAGCTGACATGAAGTATCAGCAGCTCACGATGACACCAGAGCAGCAGCAGCTGCTTGAGACGCGCCAGTACGGCGTTGAAGAACTTTGCCGCTGGCTCGATGTGCCGCCAGTGCTGGCGCATCACAGCAACGTCACCGCGTGGGGCTCCGGCATCTTCCAGATCATGGAAGGTTTTACCACTTTTGCAATCCGGCCGCTCTGCATCAACATCGAGCAGAGCGTCCGAAAGCGAGTGATGACCCCTCGCCAGCGTGTAACGCAGAGCGCTGAGTTCAGTATGGATGCGCTGCTGCGGGGCAGTCTGGAAACCCGCGCGAAGATCTATTCGCAAATGGCCCAAAACGGACTGAAAACCCGCAACGAGTGTCGCGCGCTCGAGAACGACCCGGCCATCGCTGGAGGGGATGAAATGACGGTGCAGTCCAACCTGGTGCCGATCCACTTACTCGGCAAGGTTCCAGTCACCGCGACGGCGCCCGTCAGCGAAACACCTACCGCTCAATAGAGGAAAACATGGAAAAGAAAGCACTAGCCTTCGAAGCAACCCAGTTCAAGCTGGAGGACGACGATTCCACCTTCACCGGTTACGCGTCGACGTTCGGCAATGTCGACGGCGGGGGTGACACGATTCTCAAGGGCGCCTACAAGGAGACACTGAAGACGCACGGCATGCCGAAGATGTTCTTCAACCACGACCAATACGCGGTCCCGATCGGCAAATGGCTTAAGGCCGTGGAAGACGACTACGGTCTGCTGCTGACTGGCGAATTCACGCCTGGCAACACCATGGCCGAGCAAGTGCGCGCTGCACTCAAACATGCGACCGTGGACTCGCTGAGCATCGGCTACGCGCTGAAGGCCGGCGACTTCCAGGAAACAGCGACCGGCCGCACGATCAAGCGCGTCGCGCGCTTGGCCGAGACTTCCATCGTCACCTTTCCCATGGATTCGCTGGCCAAGGTCGACCTGGCCAGCGTCAAGTCGTTTACGGCCGAGCTGGAGCAGGTCGAGACGATCCGAGATTTTGAATATTTCCTGCGGGATGCGGGGAATTTCAGCAAAGGGGCGGCGCAAGCGCTGACCGCCCACGCCAAGAAGTTGTTTGCCTTGCGGGATGCGGGCGGCGATGACCAGGCGAAGAGCGAGCAGGCGGCGATTGTTGCACGCCTGAACAGCATCGGCATGTAGTCCCCGCATCAATCAAATTATGAAGCCGCGTCCTGCGGTTTTTTTACATCCAAAGGAAACAGATGACAAAAGAAATCATGACCGCCATCGACGGTGTCGAGGCAAAAATCACGGCCATGGCAACGAAGGCCGAGGCAGAGTTCACCACCCTGGGCAAGGTATCCACGGATACCAAAACCGCACTCGACACGCTGGGGGTCGAGCAGCGCGTCCTGGCCGACCGCCTGTTGGCCGTCGAGCAAAAGGCTTCGGCGCAAGCGGATGCTCCTGCAGCGGTCGAAACGTACGGCGCCCAGTTTGTCAAGAATGCCGAGTACAGCGACTTCCAGAAAAAGACCGGGAAGGGGTCGATTGGCCTGGAACTGAAAAACACGGTTACCAATGCAATCGCGAATACGTTCAGCGAGCGCCGGCCAGCGATTGTCGAGGGCGCGTTCCGCGTGTTCACCATCGAAGACCTGTTGACCGATATTCCGACGACGTCGAATGCCATCGACTGGGTCCAGGAAAGCGTGTTCACCAACGCGGCGGCCGAAACTGCCGAAGGTGTGCAGCTTCCCCAGTCGAGCATCACGTTCACGCCGGGCACCATGCCGGTGCAGAACGTCGCGCACTTCATCAAGATCACGCGCCAGCTGGCAATGGACAACGCCGCCCTGGCGGCATACATCAACCGCCGGATGGTCTACGGTGTGAACCTGCGTGTTGAAGGCCAGTTGGTATCGGGTAACGGAACTGCGCCGAACTTGGCAGGCCTAACCAAGACCGGCAACTTCACCGCACACGGCTACACCAATGCTTCGCTGACGGCCCTCAGCCTCTCGCCAACCAACCGCTTCGACCTCATCGGCAAGATGATCGGTGACTGCGCGCTGGCCGACTACCCGGCAGATGTCGTTGTGCTCAACACCGCGGACTGGTGGACCTTGCGCCTGGCGAAGGACAGCACCGGCCGGTACCTGCTCGGCGATCCGGGCTCGACTGTCGCGCCGAACTTGTTCGGCCTGCCGGTCGTCGCCAGTAACGCCATGGTCGCCGGCAAAGTATGGGTCGGCAGCCTGGCGCAGGCGGCCACGCTGCACAACCGAGAAGGCATCATCGTCGACCTGTCCGACTCCGATGAAAACAACTTCCAGCTCGGCCTGGTCAGCATCCGCGCAATGCGGCGCCTGGCCCTAACCGTCGAGAAGCCTGCAGCTGCTCGCTACGGCGACTTGGTGCCGGCGTAATCCAACGCGGGGCCGGCTTAGGTTGGCCTCGCTAACAGGAGAAAAACATGGTCGAAGTCAAAATCATCGGGCAGGTGATCACCGCCCAGTACGGGACGTTGAGCACTGGCGACATTTTGAAAACCAGTCCTGAGTTCGCCAAGCACCTGGTCGATGACTGCGGCGCTGCGAAGTACGTCAAGGCGAAGAAGGAAGTTGTGCCGAAGCTGGTAAAGGCAGCGAAGGTCGCAAAGATTAAGGCAGAAAGCGCGCCACCTGATATCAGTGCAGACGTATCCAAAAAAGTCGAAGAAGGCGGAGGCGCGTAGTAATGTCCAGCGGTCTCACCTTAGCCCTGGCGCTTTGGTTCCGCAGGCGTGGGTGGCGGAGCGTCAGAGACGACCCGCCGCCCATCGGACTGCCAGTCCTTGGGCATTGCAACTACACCGGCGTGCGCAGCGTCACAGCGCGCCGAGATGACATCTATTTCCGCCAGTGGGATCACTGGCACATCAATCCCCCAACGCATTGGCGGCACCTCCCGGATGCACTTGCTCGTGTGCCGGCGCCACCTCCGCTTGAGCCGCTTTACGTATCTACGAAAAAAGGGTAATCCATGTCCATTCAATTGTCAGTACGCGTCCGCAATGCGCGCGGCGACGCGCTCGAAACCACAATCGGCGCATCCCCAAAACTGCGGTTCTATTCCGGTGCGAAGCCTGCGAATTGCGCGGCAGCGCGTAGCGGGACGTTGATCGCAGAAATCGCACTGCCTGCCGACTGGCTGACTGCGGCGAGCGCCGGCGTTAAGTCGCTCGCCGGTACTTGGGCTGGCGTCGGCGCCGCAGCTGCTGGAGCAGGATCGAACGTCGGGCATTATGCCATTATGGACAATGCCGGCACTAATTGCGACGAACAAGGCGACGTGACGATCACCGGCGGTGGTGGTGACATGACCCTCGACAACATCAACATCGCAACCGGGCAGGCCGTGACGGTGACTTCGTTCACCCATACCGAGCCGCAAGCATAATGCTCGGTAACGGAATCAAGCAGACCACGGCGACCACGGGAACCGGCGCGCTGACTATGGTGACCGTGACAGATATGCCAGCGCTGTCCGATGTGTTCGGGCTGAATGTCCCAATCGCCTACACGCTGCTGACTGCGGCCGGCCTGTTTATCGAGTCGGGCATCGGGTACCTGTCCGGGACCGCTACACTGGTGCGTGCCGTTGTGCTGTCCACCTTCGTGTCGGGGGTGTACAACAACGTCAACCCGACGGCGGCGAGCCTGTCCGGCACAACTACCATTATCTGCACGCCGCAGGCGGCCACGCTGGAATCAATGCTGCCGACAGTCGATAGTCAATCGGCCTCGGTTTCGCGTTACCTGCTGACCGCCGGTCGGAATATGAGTACGACGACATTAGCCCTAACCGCGCTGCGTCTCTACCACGTGCCTTTCCTGTTGCGCACTGCGGCGCGGGTATCTTCGCTAGGCATCAACGTCACAACTGCCGGTGCAGCCCTGACCGTGGCACGTGCTGGCATCTTCTCCTGCAACGAAAAGGGTTACATGGGCGCGATGTTGGCAACGACTGCCGACCTTGATTGTGCATCGACTGGCTTCAAGGCGGGTACGCTGACGAACCCAATCGCGCTCCCGCCTGGCTGGTATTTTGCTTCGGTCGTTACAAGCGCAACATGCACGGTCACGGCCTACTCGTCCGCATTGGCAAACCTCAACGGTGGTGCTCCGCTGGGCTTTAGCACCGCATCGCCGCCTATTCCAATTGATTACCGGCACGAAACGCTCGGTAGTGCCGTCCTGCCTACCACGGCGAACACGACAACAACAGCGTCACTCGTCGGCTCGACCCACACGCCAGTCGTCTATGTAGGGGCTCAATAATGGCAATCACCTACACGGAAAAAGGCTCCGGAATGCACGCAGCAATCAACGCCGCAGGCCACTGGCTGGAGCAGCGCGACGGGGTTTGGCGCTCGAGCGACGACACAGCCGTCCAAGTGATCATCGATGACTACTCCCTCGACGCGGCCAAGTCTGAAATGTCGAAGCAGGTATCGGCGCATGCAAAGTTGTTGCGCGACCGAGTGGTGGCCGATATCAGCATGGGCGAGCTGGCCAGTTGGCCAGTTAAGTTGGCCGAGGCGGGAAGATTTGTAGA